CCAAGGGACGAGCCTCCGCCAAAGCGCAAGGTATGAATTTGAAACCGCCCCAGCCAGAAGGAGGCTCCCGGCGCGACTCTTTCTGTGCGAGGATGGAAGGGATGAAAAAGAAGCTGACATCCCCAAAGACCGCCAAAGACCCAGACTCACGCATCAACAAGTCACTTAGGGCGTGGAAATGCTAGACATCAACACTATCTGGACAGCAGCGTTAACCCTGTTTACGGGGCTGCTGACCTTCGTCGCCAAGGAAAAGTTTAATGAACTCAAACGCCTTGATATTCTGCTCAACAAAACCCGTGAGGAGATAGCCCGTGATTACACGACTAACGCAGAAGTGCAAAGAATTACTGACCACATTGACCAACGTTTTAACAGGCTGGAAGCAAAAATTGACCAGCTTATTCAAGCGGGGCGATGATGCCAGCAGTAAGTGAAAAACAAAAGAAATTTATGGATGCTGCGGCCAATAACCCAGCGTTTGCAAAACAAGCTAATATCCCCGTAGGGGTTGCAAAAGAGTTTAGTGAGAAGAGCAAGGGCATGAAGTTTGGTAAGGGTTCAAATGCAGCCCGTCCCGACCTTCAAAAAGTTAATAAACCTAAGACACTTCATGGGAAGATGTCATTAATGAAAAAAGGTGGTGATACTATGGCTACAAAGAAAATGGCTAATGGCGGCATGCCTATGAAAGACGGTAAACCCGCTTTTATTGGTGACGGTAAAGGCGCAATGAAAAACGGCGGCATATCCTCTTCCCTAAAAGCGCATGCTTCTGCATCAGCGTCTAAGGCTCATGCTGGCATGAAAAACGGTGGCATGGCCCCGTCTAAGATGAGTGCTGTAAAAACCGGTAAAACACCAAATGGTGTTGCGTCTAAGGGTAAAACCAAAGGCACAATGGTCAAGATGAAAATGGGCGGCAAAGCCTGCTAAGGAGCTAAACATGAAACGTTATAACGGTGAAAATGGTAGTGCGGTTGAAATGGATGCCGAAGAAGCAGCAAACAAAAGCACAGAGGGTATGTTGTCAAACCCCAACGCTAAAGAGTTTGGCGATTCTGGTACTTCCGAAACGGCAAAAGCTACGCCTAAAGCTGCCCCCAAACCTAAAGCCGCTGCTAAGCCCGCTGCTAAGTCTGAGTCTAAACCCGCCGCTAAAGCAGCCCCTGTTGACGAGACCAAAATGTCTTTGTCTGAGCGCATGAAGATGAGCCGTGATCGCGCTAAGTCTGGTAGCACAACTGATACACGTTCAGTTAGCCAGCGCCTACGCTCCGCTTTTGGTATGAAAAATGGCGGCTCCGCTTCTAGCCGTGCTGATGGTATTGCCACCAAAGGTAAGACTCGCGGGAAGATGTGCTAAGCCATGGCCGATCCAGTCTACACTGCTGAAATGGGGCAACCGCCCATGGATCCCGAAGGCGCACCGGCTTCTAAAAAGCCAGCGGCTAAAAAGCCAGCGCCCAAGACTCCAGCCCCTAAGAAGACTGCGCCTAAAGATTCAGTCTTTCGTGAAGGCATGCCTGTACCGCAAGACGTTGACGGCGCATCCGTAAGCAAAAAAGCTAAAGGTGGCTCTGTTTCTAGTCGTGCTGATGGCTGCTGCACCAAAGGCAAAACGCGGGGTAAATTCGTATGATGGCTAGCCGTGGTATGGGAGACATCTCCCCCTCTAAGATGCCCAAGGGTAAGAAGACTGCCCGAAGGGATGACACTGACTTTACCCAGTACAAAGAGGGTGGGGCAGTAAAATCTAAAGTGAACGAAGCTGGTAACTATACCAAGCCCGGTTTACGTAAACGGATTTTCAACAGCGTTAAAGCTGCTGCCATCGTAGGTACTGGCGCGGGTCAGTGGTCAGCGCGTAAAGCGCAGGTCATGGCTAAACGGTATAAAGCCGCAGGTGGTGGGTACAAAGACTAGTATGAAAGCGCCGCAGCAATCCCTTAAAGATTGGGGCGACCAGAAATGGCGTACCAAGAGTGGAAAGCCGTCTAGTAAAACAGGTGAGCGGTACCTTCCAGAAGCTGCGATTAAGAGTCTTAGCCCTAGTGAGTACGCTGCAACTACTAAAGCTAAACGTGCTGGCAAAAAAGCCGGAAAACAATTCGTAGCGCAACCAAAAACGATAGCAAAGAAAACAGCAGGATTTAGATAATGGCCATCTCAGGAACCACTGCATTTAATCTTGACCTCACGGAGATCGTTGAGGAAGCGTTTGAGCGTGCTGGTTCTGAGATGCGCACAGGCTACGACTTGCGCACTGCGCGTAGGTCTTTAAACCTTTTGTTTGCAGACTGGGCTAACCGTGGTTTGAACATGTGGACGTTTGAGCAAGGGACGATCCCCCTCGTTCCCGGTACCGCTACATACAACCTACCTGCAGATACAGTAGACTTGATTGAACATGTGATTCGCACAGGTGCGGGAAACGCATCAACACAAGCGGACTTGACCATTACGCGTATTAGTGTTTCTACTTACGCAACGATCCCAAACAAGTTGCAGCAAGCCCGTCCTATTCAAGTGTGGATTGAGCGCCGTCAGGAAATCCCCACGATTACCGTTTGGCCCGTTCCAGACAACTCGCAGACCTATACGTTTGTGTACTGGCGTTTGCGCCGTATTGACGACGCAGGGACTGGTGTAAACACAATGGATGTCCCGTTCCGGTTCTTGCCCTGCATGGTAGCGGGCTTGGCGTATTACTTAGCCTTAAAGGTTCCCAATGGGGCCGAGCGTTTACCCGTACTAAAACAGCAGTATGATGAGGCTTGGGAGTTAGCGTCCACGGAAGATCGTGAAAAGGCGGCTGTACGTTTTGTGCCGCGCCAGATGTTTATAAGCTAGTGGTACGTAAATGGGCAATCGTTTTGCATCCGGTAAGAACAGTATCGCCATGTGCGATCGCTGCGGCTTTAGGTTCAAATTAACTGTTTTGCGCAAAGAAATCATTAAGACCAAGACGTACGATTTGCTTGTGTGTAACGCTTGTTGGGATCCCGATCAGCCGCAGTTGCAGTTGGGTATGTACCCAGTAGACGACCCACAAGCTGTACGCAACCCGCGTAGGGACACAACGTATGTGACTGCAGGTGTTAACACATCTGGCAATTTAACAGGCGGTAGTCGAGATATTCAATGGGGCTGGAATCCAGTTGGTGGTGCCAGCAGTTTTGATACAGTTCTAACACCAAACTACTTGGTTTCTAGGGCAATTGTTGGTACAGTAACCATATCTTAAGGAGCTAATCATGGCATACACAAAATCAGCCGACGGCGTTGCAAAAAAGGGTAAAACCAATGTGCAAGTTATGGCAAACAGCGGCCCTACAAAAGGCACTGATAAGGGCGGCAAAAAAGCATCTGGCGTGAAAAGCGAAGCGATGATGAAAGTCGGTCGCAACATGGCACGCGTAAACAACCAAAGTGGAGGCTAATATGGCTACATACAGCAAAAAGATAATGGGTAAAGAAGTTGGTGACGCCGACGTTTATGCGGAGCCTCACACCATGACCGGCAAAAAAATGCCAATCTCTTCCAACCCCGGTAAAGATTCTGGCCTTGAAAGTTTGGCAGCTATGCAGCCGCGCATGAGTGTTGGCATGTACAACAACTCACAAGGCAGAGAGCAGCCTAAAACCAGCGGTATTAAGATGCGCGGTACTGGGTGCGCTACCAAAGGCGTGATGTCTCGCGGCCCTATGGCTTGAGGTTTATATGGCAACACTAGGTGCGCTGACTTACTCCCAATTGGTGACTGCGGTATCTGATTACACGCAGAACACCTTCGACACGACTGACATGAACACCATGATTCAGCAGGCGGAGCAGCGCATCTATAACTCAGTGTCGCTACCCAATTTACGTAAAACATCGACTACAGCGCTAACACCAAATGTGGAAACGTTTAATGCGCCCACAGACTTTTTGGCTGTGTATTCGTTTGCTGTAGTTGATGGCAGTGGGAACTACGTTTACTTGCTTAACAAAGACCCCGCGTTCATGCAAGAGGCGTACCCTAATCCAGCTACTACTGGGGTTCCAAAGTACTACGCAATCAACGGCCCATCTTCGCCTGTAACTACGTTGCAGTTTATTCTTGGGCCTACCCCTAGTGCTGCATTCGTAACAGACCTTAGTTATTTCATCATGCCTGAGTCAATTGTTACTGCGACTACTACATGGCTGAGTACTAACTTTAGCTCTGTGCTGTTGTATGGGACACTGGTTGAAGCTAACACCTACATGAAGGGTGAGCAAGATTTGACCGCTTTGTACAATCAAAAGTATATGGAAGCATTGGCACTCTTGAAGAACTTGGGCGATGGCAAACAGCAAACAGATACCTACCGCTTTGAATCAAGGGTCACACCGCAATGAGCATAGTTCAGACCCAAACCACAAGTTTCAAAGCGGAGTTGTACCAAGGTATACATGCGCTTACCACAGACGTTATCAAGATTGCCTTGTACACGGCGAACGCCAACCTGAATGCGGATACCACAGCGTATTCGAGTTTAAACGAAGTATCAGCAACATCGGGCGCAGCACCGTACTCACCGGGTGGAGCGATCCTAACGCCGGTAACTGTTTCGTCCTCTTTATCTGATGCAACAGCGTATGTGGGCTTCCCAAACGTCTCGTGGACTGGCACAATTACGGCACGGTGCGCATTGATCTATAACGACTCAGTAGTAGGCAAGCCCTCTATTGCGGTGTTAGACTTTGGAAGTGACAAAACGTCATCCAACTTCACGATCACAATGCCTGCCAATACGTCAACAACAGCGCTGATCCGCAGTTCATATTAAGGGTAGATCATGCCAAGTCTATACAGTGCTAACCTAAAGATAGAGCTGATGACCACCGGCGATAAGTCGGGTGTGTGGGGTTCTATTACCAACTCTAACCTTGGTAGCACAAGTTCTGCTGCATCGGGTTTGGAGCAGGCGATTGTTGGTACAGCTGTCTGCGCTACGGGCGACTTCACAGCTAACGTTGCTACGTATACACTGATTGATGATCCTGCTTATCAAGTTGCCAGAGCGTTTGTTTTGAACGTTACGGCCACCTTGTCTGCTCCGGGAATAATTAACGTACCAGCTATCTTCAAACCCTATCTGGTGTTTAACAACTCAGTAGGTGGTTTTGCGGTTACCGTCAAGGTTGTTGGTCAGACCGGCGTAAGTATCCCCAACGGCAGGAAAGCTTGGCTCTATAACAATGGTACAGACGTTGGCGTTGCGATGGACTACATGCCCACGCTGGCACTGGGTACTGCGTTACCTACAACTTCTGGCGGTACAGGCCAAGCCTCGTATACCGCTGGTGATTTGCCGTACTACGCTTCAGGTACATCACTGACCAAACTGCCTATTGGCTCAAACACATTTGTTCTGACATCTACAGGCTCAGCTCCTCAGTGGGTAGCACCATCAACTATTCCTGTAGGTACGGCTACTAACCTTGCTGGTGGTGCAACAGGTTCACTACCTTATCAGAGCGCGGCCAGCACAACGACATTCTTGCCGATTGGCACAACTAACTTTGTACTTACTGCTGGTGCTACAGCTCCTCAATACGTGGCGCAGTCTACATTGACAGCGGGCGCGGCTACAAACTTAGCAGGCGGCGGGGTCAATAGATTCCCCTACCAGACAGGCGCAGGCGCGACAACGTTCTTGGCAGCCCCTACGGTGGCAGGCTCTGTTATTCTATGGGACGGCTCAAACCTTGGCTGGGCACTGGGCCCAGCTTCGTCCTCTGCAGCTAACTTGGCTGGTGGCGGTAACTATACGGTGGTGTATCAGTCCTCAGTAGGCACAACTGCGTATTTAACCAATGGCACGACTGGACAGTTATTGACGGCAAATTCAAGCGGCGCGCCAGCATGGACTGCAGCCCCCGGAGCAGCAGGTAACTTGTTGACTTCTGATGGCGCTGGGGCATGGACTAGCGCTGCTCCAGCCGTAGCTGGCCCATCTACCGCCAAAACATACTTCATGGCCCAATTCTAAGGAAAGATCATGGCATCAGGAATTTTAGGACAGTCAGCCCCAACAGCGGCAACTCTGACATCTGTGTACACAGTGCCCGGAGCAGGAGTTAGCCGTGCGGTGTTTAACGTGTCAATGGTTAATACAAGCGGAGCCCCTGTCACGGTTCGTTTGGCTATTGCTGGTACAGCCACACCGAGTATTGCAGAGTACATTGAGTACGACACAGTGTTGCCCGGTAATGGCGTACTGGAGCGTGGTGGTTTGGTTGCCCAAACAGGTGAAATTGTGGTGGCTTACGCAAGTGCCGCCACTGTAAGTGTTTCAGTTTACGGATACGAGGAATAAGCTATGTCACGTTCAGCACCCGTTATTACTTCAACATTGCCCGTAGCACCGGGCACGTCAGTTGTAACCCCCATGTACACCAGCGTTGGATTTAACGCAGGCGACTACGTTTACCAATATGGCGCTAACTTGGTTGGCTGGCCTAAAGGCGCAACTGTAGGTGTGGGAATTACAGATGTTGCAATTGGCCCAACAACGTACACAAGCCCTATTCAAACTTCTGATTCACGCGCCGCAAGTTACGGCCCGTTTACCGATCAAATTGCATATGCAGGCACAACTGTAACTGCTGGTCAGATTATTGGCTCCCCTGTCACACTGCAAAGCGCTCGCGCTAGCGCTCTGGGCACTATGTGTGCAACACTGACAAATGGTAATGTTGCATATATTTTCTTTACGTCTTTAAACACGTTAGTTGGGGCTATTTACAATTCTTCTGGAGTTCAGCAAGGATCAAATGTAACTATTTCTACTACCGTTACACTTAACGATTCTAGGGCAATTGGCATATGCGCAGATAACAGCGGAGGTTATATTGTTGTTTATCTGGATAATAGTACTAATTATATTACCACCGCTAGAATAAACAGTTCCAATAGTATTACATATAACGCATCACAAATTGCTAATACTGGCGTATACTTTAAGGTTTGCTGTAGCACTAGTTATTATTCAATAGTTTATGTTACTGGCGTTAGCTCTTCGCAAGCTAACTGCGCAAACATTGCTTTAGGATCTAATAGCCTTGTTGGCACTTACACAGGTTCGTTTAGCGGTATTTATAATATTACTTGCGCCGCAACAGATGGTAATTCTGTTTATATGTTTGTTGGTGATAATGGCAATACTACTTGTTATTGGCGTTATATTGGTCAGGTCTCTTCAAACCTTATAGCATCAAACTCGTTGTCGGGTACTTGGCAATCAAACTACCCTTATATGTCCGCCACTAGCGGGTCTGCAACTACAAACTCAAATTATCCCGGCTCTTCTGTTTGGCTTGCGTACACAAATAACTCAAACCTACTTTATTTATACAGGTTTGCTGGTACAGCTGGATCATCTCCAACAAGTGTAACTCAAGTTATTGGTGGAACTTCCCCCTACACTCTTAATGAGTTTTCTATTTCTGGCTCTACCAACGGGTCTGTAATTTTTGTAGGAAGAGACGTTTCCACAGGGTTTATCAGATTTAACGCTTACTCTGCCACTGGAGCAAGTCTTGGAAGTAGCACCTTAATAAATTCAAATACACAAAATGCAACTGTGTGCGTTGCCGCCCAGCTTGGTTCTAAATGTGTTTTTACCTACGGTGCGGCTACAACAAGCTTCTCAACGCTTGGACAGGCTTGGTCTGCCTCATACACCAACGGCGTAACCCTGCTTACAGGCACAACTTCATACACACCGTCTAACGGGTATTATTTGTTGGGTGTATCTTTAACCACTGCGGCGGCAGGGTCAACCGGCATGGTCGCAACAAACGGCTCGGCTAATCTTTTCAACACATACCCAGTGCTACCTTCAAACATTTTGTTTGACTCTACAGGCACAGCATTTACAGCAAGGTCAGCAATTAACGCACAACGCGGTAACGTGATCGGCACCAACGTCACATTGAGAGGACTTGAATAATGGCAATCGCTCTTACATCAACAGCATTTAACCCAATCACTGGGGTGTTTGGCTCTGGTAACGTACAAATTTATGGTGGTCGAGGCACTACCACAGGGTCTTATACATGGACAGTTCCACCGGGCGTAGCCAAAGTACGAGTCCGTGTTTGGAGCGCTGGAGGCGCAAACTCCGGTAGTGGTGGCGGCTTTGCCATGAAAACCATTTTTGATCTGTCCGGGGTGTCTACCGTTGCCGTTACTGTAGGCGCTGGTAGCACTACTACGTCAGGCGGTACATCATCTTTTGGTTCTTATGTTTCCGTTACAGGCGGCGGCGCAAATGGAGGTGCGGTTGGAACCAGCACATCGGGCGACATTAACAGTTCTGGTGGAATTGGGACTGCAAGCAATGGTGGCGGCGGTGTTGGTAGTTTGTTTGGCGATGGCGGTGGCACTAATGGCGCTTTTGGTCAATCTGGCGGTTCTGGTGGTGGTGCAATGAGCTCTACCGTTTCTAGTACTGCTTCAGGTGGCGCTGGATTACTTGGCTCCGGAGGGCAATACATTAGCACTGGCTCGGCAGTTGCACTGATCACCCCCACTACAGGACTGGTAGGTCAGTTTTCTATTGATTTTATTGGTACTGGTGGGGGCGGATCCGCTCATCAATCCGGTGCTAACGGCGGCGGTGGTGGCTATGTTGGTTCGGGGGGATACCCCGGCGGGGGTGCGGGTACGGGCACTAGTGGTCAGTCAAGCGGCGCAGGCATGGTTATTGTGGAGTGGTAAAAATGAAAACAGCACGCATTCAAAACAACGTAGTCGCAGAGATTCTTGTCCCCGTTGAGGGCTTTATACTAGACCAGTGCTTTCACCCAAGCATTATTAACCAATGCCAAGAGGTCGAGGATGAGGTGCAGGCCGGATGGGTCAAGCAAGAAGACGGCAGTTTTGTTGCCCCCGAAGCTCCACCAGAAGAGCCTAGCGCTCCTGCCTGACCATGTGGGACTGGGCTGAAGCATTCATTGCCGCAGCCTGTGTAGTCTGCTTCGTCATTGCTTGTAGCTACATTATTCTTTGGGCATTCCCGTGATCGATCCGATAACAGCGCTAGCTGGCATACAGTCGGCTGTCAAACTCATCAAGCAGGCTTCAAAAACCGTTGATGACGTAGCTTCGCTCGGCCCTGTGCTGGGTAAGTATTTTGATGCCAAGTCTACTGCGTCCAAGGCGGCTGTAGAGGCTAAGAAAAAAGGTGGCTCTAGCATGGGTACAGCCTTGCAGATTGAGATGGCGCTGGATCAGGCGGCGGCTTTTGAAAAAGAATTACAGATGCTGTTCTTCCAAGCCAACAAGGTAGACGTTTGGAACAAGATAAAAGCTCGCGCACAGGCGATGGATGTGGAAGACGCACACAACGCTAGGCGTGAAAAGGAAACGGCTGAACGTAAAAAGAAAGCAGACCAAGAAGACCTAGAATTGGGGTTGCTGATTGGAGGGCTAGTTTTAGCCCTTTTGCTTTCTGCCTATGGAATCTTTGAGGTGCTAGACCATTGCGCTCAAAACAGGTGTGGTCGGTGAATGAATACCAGAAGCAAGCAGACATGGCGTTCAAGATTGTCGGTGCGTGGTGGGCGGCTAACTTGTTCCTTGACTTTATCAAGATACTGCCAAACTTTATTTCAGACAAGATTGTGAATGCGCTACTTGGAAGGATTGGATTGTGAGTGAAGAAAAGCCAGCAGACGTTTTAAGTAAGGTGTTGTCCTATGTGGATAGCCCATTCAAGTTGTTTGCCTTGGTGCTCATGGCGGTGTTTGCTTTCTCTGGTTATTTCATTTGGCAGAACCAAGCGTTCCTATTTGAAGCGTATAAAGAAAACAAGAAGCTACCCGCTATTGCAGAAGACAGGGCAGAAGATGTTGCAGCGCACCTGTTTAAAAACACCAACGCCACGGTAGTCGCTATCTTTAAAGTTAACCCGCTGTTTGGTACTAGGATTTTGTACCGTGCATACACCCGCGAGGGCAGGGAAAGAACGCACGAAGGATTGGATGTGGGGCTGTTTACACAAAGTTCAGCCAACAACCGCGATGTGGTAGCTTTAATGGCTAATGAGATTCCTTGCAGTGAATACAACGTACCTCAGAGTGAGATTGGGCTTTGGTACATCGACAAAGGTGTGAAGTTTGGATGTCGTGTCAGTGTGCCCCCAGAGCAGGGCAGGTTTGTTGGACAGATTACGGTGGGTTGGGATAAAGAACCCAAGGACTTAACCAAGGCGATGGGAATGCTACAGATTGCCAGTAACATGCTTAGTAAAAGCAAGCAATAAAGGAGAAGTAATGGCCCAGTTTGAACCTGCTTTTGAGTTGATGATGCAAGACGAGGGTGGCTACGTCCTCCATGAAGTCCCCGGCGACACGGGCGGCATGACCTACGCTGGCATTGCCCGTAACAAGAACCCGCAGTGGCCCGGTTGGGCGCTGGTAGATAAGAAAGAAATGGGCGGCTCTTTGACACCTATGGTGCGTGAGTTCTACCGCATTGAATTCTGGGACAAGATGCGCGGTAACGAGATTAGCAACCAAGACGTAGCCAACACCATCTTTAACTTTGGTGTAAACGCAGGCATGGGCATGGCGGTCAAGCTGGCTCAGTTGGTTGTTGGTGCTACGCCAGACGGCGGTATTGGGGCTAAGACTGTTGAGAAACTTAACCAGATACCTGACGGCCAAAGGTTTAAAGAGCAGTACGCTTTAGCCAAGATTGCGCGGTACGTAGAGATCTGCAACAAGAACCCCGTGCAGGTTAAGTTCCTGAAGGGTTGGCTGAACCGTACATTGAAAGGTTTGAAATGAGCTTGCTTGCCGTTGGATCAATTATTGAAGCTGTTGGTAAGGTTGCAGGCGACCTGATTACCACCGACAAAGAAAAAATGGAAATGGAGATTGAGCAACGTAAGCTTGATCTTGAAGAAAAGCGCATTGACCAAGCTACAGACTTAGCCCAGATTGAAGTCAATAAGATTGAAGCTGCGTCATCCAGTGTGTTCGTTTCCGGCTGGCGTCCTGCCATTGGATGGATCGGTGTGGCGGCTATGGGCTATCAGTTTCTACTGTATCCACTGTTCCAGTGGGCATGGAAATATTTGCAAGCTATGGGCTGGGTTCCCGTCGGTATGGATCCACCTCCGGTACTAGACGCAGACCAGCTTTGGGTGATATTATCAGGCATCTTGGGCATTGCCGGTATGCGTTCTTTTGAGAAGACTAAAGGCGTTGCCAGTAAATAAAGGTTGCCAATGCCGTTACAAAAAGTACTGTTTAAGCCGGGCGTCAACCGGGAGAATACTCGATACACCACTGAGGGTGGATGGTATGAGTGCGACAAAGTACGCTTTCGTCAAGGTACGCCAGAGAAGATTGGCGGCTGGATACAGTTCTCTGCGGATACGTTCCTAGGTGTGTGCCGTTCTCTGTGGAATTGGGTGACACTGGCTGGACAGAACTTAATTGGTGCCGGTACTAGTCTTAAGTTCTACCTTAATCAAGGTGGTGTGTTCTTTGACATCACGCCCGTTCGCAAGGTTGTGCGCCCTATGCTGGGTTCTGGCGGAACTGGTAACCCATTTACGGTGGTAAACCTGTCATCTACTATCACTGTGTATGACGCAGCGCACGGATGTAACTCAAACGACTTTGTAATCTTCAGCGGTGCTACGGGTATCAACTCCACCATTACAGCTTTGCTTTTAAACAGAGAGTATCAAGTATCTGTTCTTGACCTTAACACATACACAATCACTGCGTTCGGCAACACGCTGTCCAACGGCTCTGGCACTGGCGGCGGCGCTAGTGTTGTTGCAACTTATTTAGTTAACGTGGCTTCTGAGGTACAGACACCGTCGGTGGGTTGGGGCGGTGGTGGCTGGGGTCTTGGCGGTTGGGGTACTAATAAAGTTACTGGCGCACCTTTGCAGCTCTGGACGCAGTCTAACTTTGGTGAAGACCTAATTTTTGCAACTGTTGGCGGCGCTATTTATTACTGGAACGCTAACGTTCAGTTGCCCGGTCAAGAATTTACAGTCAGCATTGCAAGCCCCGGGATTTTAACTTTTGGTGATGCGCACGGTTTCTTGGTTAACGATGCTATTCAGTTGATAACTACGGGTGCTTTGCCGACACCTTTATTTCCTAATATCACGTACTACGTAGCGTCTGTACCAACTACTACAACGCTTACTTTGCGCACATCTGCTACCGCATCGAGTGCTACTACTACCTTAAGTGGAGTTTCAATTACGGGTATTGCAGGCCAGTTTGCTTGTACTGCAATGTCTCCTGCACTAAACATTGGTCAGACAATTACCATTAGCGGAACACTTGGTGGCACGGGCACAATTACAGGTTACGTAAACCCAACAACGTATTACATCATTGCTACCAACGGCTCAACCACATTCACGTTATCTACTACGTCTGGTGGTTCTGGTGTTGTAACAACTGCTGGTACGCCGACTGGCTTGACTTACACACTGTCTACAGTTATCAATACATCCGGCACTCAATCAGGCACACAGTCTGTGTCCGTGCGGGGTGTTCCTTTGGCTTCACTGTCTGGCGCATCTGATGTCCCTACTATACAAAACTCCATTTTTGTATCTGATGCTAGTCGTTTTGTGTTTGCATTTGGCTGTAACGATATAGGCAGTACGGTGCAAGACCCCATGCTGATTCGCTGGTCGGATCAGGAAAACCCCACTATGTGGACACCGGCAATTACAAACCAAGCAGGTAGTATCCGCTTGTCGCACGGCTCAAAGATTGTGTCCGTTATCCAGACTCGTCAAGAGATTGTGGTGTTTACAGATGCCTCGGTGTATTCGCTCCAATACTTGGGCGCTCCGTTTGTGTGGAGTTCACAGCTCTTGGGTGACAACATTTCTATTCTTGGCCCTAACTCAGTAGCCCTAGCTTCTGGTGTTGTGTACTGGATGGGCGTTGACAAGTTCTATGCGTACGATGGCCGTATACAAACGCTTAATTGTGATCTGCGTAAATACATTTATCAAGACATCAACTTGACCCAGAACTACCAAGTGTTTGGTAGCACCAACGAAGGCTTTAACGAGGTATGGTGGTTCTACTGCTCTGCCGACAGCACTACGATTGACAAGTACGTGGTGTATAACTATCTTGAGAATGTGTGGTACTACGGCACGATGGCACGCACTGCGTGGCTAGACTCTGGACTGCAGAACTACCCCATTGCAGCTACATACGGCACTGGCGGCGAAGGTAAGATTGTCAGCCATGAGCAAGGCGTTAACGATGAAGAAAACGCTACGCCACTACCAATTAATGCCTACATCTCATCGTCTGAGTTTGACATCGGTGACGGCCACAACTTTGGCTTTATTTGGCGCATGCTCCCTGACTTGAGTTTTGCGGGGTCAGATGAAAACACCGTGCCGCAGTTGACGCTAACTGTCTATCCGATGCAGAACTCTGGTTCTGGGACAAGCACGCCTGTGGCGGCTAACGTAGATCAGCTTACTGGTGTCCAGTACACAATTACTGAAGGCTTTACAGGACAGGTTAATACGCGCCTGCGTGGTCGTCAGTTAATTATTAAAGCATCATCCAACACCCTCGGCACTCAGTGGCAGCTTGGCGCAACTCGTATTGATATTAGACCGGACGGCAGACGATGACTCTTGTTGTTACTTCCGAATACGAACTAAACAGGGTCACAGCACCCAACTTACCCCTTGGCCCCAAGGAGTACAACTCCCGCTATCAGGAGCAGCTTAACAATGTATTGCGCTTATACTTTAATCAGTTGGATAACCTCATAGGGCAGTTAACTGCGTCCACAAATACGTCTGGCCTACGTGTACCTTATGGCGCGTTTTCAAGCGACCAAGACCAGACAACAACGGCTAATACAGCTACGTTAATGACGTTGAACACCACTGACTTTACCAACGGTGTCACCATTGCAAGCTCTAAGATTACTGTAGCTGCAGCTGGCATATACAACTTGCAATTCAGTGCGCAGTTCCAAAACACAGACACTGCTTTTAAAGATGTTTACATTTGGTTGAAACAAACCGGGGTAGATATACCGGGGTCAACTGGCTTCGTATCTATTCCAAATAGGCACGCAGGTACAGATGGACACACAATTGTTGGCTGGAACTATTTTTTAAGTATGGCGGCAAATGACTACATTGAGATTTACTGGTCTGTGCCTGATACTGCTATAAGTATTCAACACCTTGCCGCTTCGGGTACACCCACCAAACCGTCCACCCAGTCTGTCGTAGCCACAATGTCATTTGTGTCTGCGCTCCCAACATGATAAACTCAAATAACCCCCATACCGAGAGGCAACTATGAGCCTTGCAGCTATCGCCGACCACATGGCATCAAAGGGTCGCGGCCCTGACTCGATGCTTATCCATATGTCCCCACGTGAAGTGCAGGGGCTACAGGCTTTGGCCATGAAAAATGGCGGCTCACTAACAATCAACCCCGATACGGGTTTACCCGAAGCTGGCTTCTTAGATAAGTTGTTGCCGACTATTATTGGTGCGGGCTTGACCTTTTTCTCCGGCGGTGCAATCAATCCTATGATGGCTGCTGGCATTGTTGGCGGCGTTCAAACTGTTCGTACCGGCGATCTAGGTAAAGGTCTAGCCGCAGGTCTTGGTGCTTATGGTGGTGCTGGTATAACCCAAGGATTAACCGCTGCAGGTACGTCGGCGCTTGGTAGTCAAGCTGCTGGGGCTGGGGCTGGACTTACCGGTGACATGGCGTTTAACTTAGCAGATGCGGGTGTCTCAGAAGCAGGCATCCAAAGTAATGTAGCTGCTGCTAATCAAGCTCTCCAACAACAGGCGGCAGAGCGAGTAGCTGCGGCGTCTCCCTTTGACAAACTGTCTGCGGGTGCGAAATCTGTTGCTGAAAACCCAATGCGATTTGCAAACAAAGATAACTTTAAATACTTAGCCGCTGCCGCTGGCCCAATCCTTGCCGACCAAGCAATTAAATCTAACATGCCTACAACGGTTACCAAACCCGGCATGATTCGCCCATATTCTTTTGACCCTTATGGCGGTACATATACTGCCGGTACCCCCTATGAGACTGTGCCTACTAAAGCAGCGGGAGGTGGTTTGATGGGTATGGCCAACGAGCGATTTAACTTTGCACGAAGCGGAGGCCCCGTTGTTGGTATGGCTGATGGTGGTATTGCTAGATACGCCATTGGTGGCGATACTAAATTAGCACTTGAAGAAGCGTATGGGGCAGGAGATTACAACAAAGTTAATGATTTAATTGCGCAGAACAAAATTAGCGAAGCCGATGTAGGTAATACTTGGAAAGGCTTTGATACGGCTGGAGCTGCTGGCTTGGGAGTTAATTATTTTGCGCAAAACAAAGATGTTGCCGACGCTTTTGCAAACAACAACTACGGTATGACGCAAGATCAGTTTGCGCAAACGCACTACGATAAGTTTGGTCAGACAGAGGGGCGAACTCTAGGAAACGCTGATAGTGGTGTTAATACTGGTGGAGGACTTCCAGCTCTAAATGCCGCAGCCGCGACCCCTTACTACTTCCAAGTCAATCCCGACGTAGCTGCTGAGTACACACGAAACCCTCTGGGTTTGACACCAGAAGCGTTTGCGCAAGCGCACTTCACTAACTTTGGCCAAAAAGAAGGCCGTGAATTTGAGCCCTCCGCCGCTGTTAAATACGCTACGGCAAACAAAACGGACATAGCGGAAAACACTCAAAAATGGATTGATGCAAACCCATTTGCAACCACAGAGCAAATTAATGCTGCGATAACAGGCTCTGGCATGAGCAAAGGTGATGTTGACCGCGCTTTAGGTGCTTTGGTAGAAAGCGGAAAAATATCTGGCTCAGAGCGTTACTATATACAACAGGGTAAGGGCTTGTCAGCTATGGCCGACAACACTGCAAAGTGGTTAAAAGACAACCCCAACGCAACGCAAACTGATATTGACGCAGCGCTCAAAGCATCTAGTATGGACATTGGCGATGCCCAGCAGGTGTTGGCGCACGGTTTCCAAGTAGCAGACAAAGACCTCTCTGCTGCCACACAATATATTAAAGACAACCCTGATGTTGCTCGGTGGATAACTTCTGCGCAAGGTCAAGAGTACATTAAAAAACACCCAGAATTTGATGTCAAAGACATTGCATACACACACTACAAACGCTATGGCGAAAAAGAAGGGCGCAATTGGGGCGCACCTACAGGTGTTGTACCCGGTGATGAAAAATTAGACACTGCCACAACATACGACAACGGCGCGTTTGGCAACTATGGTTCTGGAAACAAAACTGGCAAAGATTATTTGGGCAATACAGTCTCTATTGCTACGCCCGGCGACATCATTACAAACCCAGACATGTCTCGCACAATGACGCCTAATATTCCCGGTCGTCCATATGGCGGATTTACTGGTATCGACGCACTTAAAAGCGCCTACACTGCTGGTGGCGGTAGCTTAGGGTACACACCCACTGCGCCAAAAACAATTGATGAATTCAACACTAGCTTTAATAAGTTATCAGGTGGTTCTAAAGCCGCGTATGACTATTTGATGGGCAAGACCCCTTACTCTCCAACCCCTTACACCCCCACTGGTGAGATTCAAAAACCGTATTTTGAGTCTGTCGGCAAAGCCCCAGTTAATTTGGCTACCAAGAAATACATCTTTAAAGACGGCAAGTACGAACTTAACCCTGCTTACGTAAAACCCCCGTATGTGTTGGCGGCTGAAAAAGCTGCGGCGGGTAAAGAAACAACTAAGACCGATGCGGCTGCTGGTAAGTCTATTAATGTTCTTGACGCTCAGGGAAATACGGAGCAAGCTTACCTGCGCGATGATGGTTTTTACTACTCATCCGGTGGTACTAAGTTTGACGAAAAAGGTGCGCAAGTTGTTGCAGGTGGTGGTCTGATGGCTATGGCCCGTGGTGGTATGTCTCAGTTTGACTTAGGTGGTTACTCTGACGGCGGTCGTTTATTGCGTGGCCCCGGTGATGGCGTGTCTGATTCCATCCCTGCAACGATTGGTAACAAGCGTCCCGCACGTTTAGCCGACGGTGAATTTGTAGTACCTGCACGCATTGTGTCTGAACTAGGCAACGGCTCAACTGAAGCTGGTGCTCGTAAGTTATACGCAATGATGGACAGGGTGCAAGCCGCCCGCCGAGGCTCAATTGGCAAGGGCAAAGTGGCTAAAAACACCCGTGCTGCAAAATATCTTCCCGCATAAGGAATAGACATGGCTACCCCAACACAAATTACGCAAACAAACTACGGCTTCGCGCCGGAAGTCGCACCATACGCACAAGACCTACTAGGTCAAGCAAAAGCGCTTACAGACGTAGAATACAACCCCTACATGCAGTATCAGGGGGAGCGTCAAGCACAGTTCTCTCCTTTACAACAGCAGTCTTTTAATAACGCTGCGTTAATGCAAACAGCCCCTCAGTTGGGGGATGCTACGTCTATGGCTGGGTTAGCAGGACTTGGCGCTCTTAACACACAGTACACATTTAACCCAGCTAACTTCACTTCTGCCAATGCGCAAGCATTAATGAACCCCTACATGCAGAACGTAGTGGATATTCAAAAGCGTGAAGCTCAGCGCCAGTCAGATATTGCAGGTACTCAGCAACAAGGCCAAGCTACTAAAGCCGGTGCTTTTGGTGGCGGTAGAGACGCAATCATGCGAGCCGAGCGCGAGCGCAATCTTGGTATGCAGATGAATGATATTCAGTCTCAAGGACTAAACAATGCGTACAACCAAGCAATGCAACAGTTCAACGCCCAGAACCAGTTGAATGCCCAGCAAAGTCAGTTTGGTGCGGGTTTAGGTTTACAGGGTCTGCAAACAGCCGGTTCGATGGCGAATACTCTGGGGCAGTTGGGCAACACCCAGTACCAGCAGAACATGGGCATCAACCAGATGCAGAACCAGTACGGCTTGCAACAACAGCAACAGATGCAGGGCGACATAAACAATAAGTATCAAGACTACCTCAATGCACAAAACTACCCATACAAGAATCTGTCGTTCATGTCAGACATTATTCGTGGTGTACCATTGACACAGACTGGCTCGTCTATCTATCAAGCTCCCCCTTCAACTATGCAGAATATTACATCGTTGGGTCTCGGCGCGGCTGGTATTAGTAAACTTATGGCTAACGGTGGTGTGGCTATGTCTAGCGGCGGCGGTCTCGGCGCACTTGCTTTGAACAACTTGGTCTAAGGAAATATCATGGCAATTGATATGGCATCTGTCTATGCCGCACGGTATAGAAAACAACCCGACATGCTTCGTGCTGCGGTAATGGGTCAAAGCCCTGATCCCAAGTTAGACTCTTACACTGCGTTAAATGCACTGCGTCTGGTTAAAGAAGCCGACATGATGGACATGGCGGGTCAAGCACAACAGCCAACTTCCTCCCCTTCTATTGTTGCTCAAAATTTAGCCCCGAACCCCATGCAGCAGGGTCTGGGTGCAATGATGCCTATGGGTGCCCCCGCAGGTCAAATGCCACAACAACGTGCCCCAATGCCACAGCCTACTATGCAAGCAGCATCCGGCGGTTTGGCTGGTATGTACACACCTGAAGAAGATTACGCCGAGGGTGGTATTGTTGCGTTTAATTTAGGTGGTGAAACCGAAGAAGACTATCAACGTGAAACTTCAGATACTGGCTACTCTGACGCACAAGGCCGACGTACTGATGCTGAAGGTAATCTTATGGAATATGATGGTGGCACAGACAACCAAAGAGCTTTTGCGGCTAGAAACGTTCAACAGTCACGCGCAGAGCTTATGGGTATGAAAGATGAAGGTCTAAGCCAAGATGAATTCAATAAAATTCGTCAGGATTCCCTTGATTTTGCTAAAAGGAACGCTGGGCCTGACATTTATGCACCCGCTAATAGGCGGCTTAAAGAGCGAGAAGACGCACGGAGTAAGAACGTAAGTCAAGGGCAAGGTTTGGCTTTACTAGCCGCCGCTGGAGCTATCCTAGAAGGTAACACTTTGGCCCGTGGTGCATCAAAAGCATTCCCTGTATTTGCACAACAAATGGGCGAAGTACAGCGTGCCGACATAAATGAACAACGGTCTATTGAGAACATGCAGTTTTCTTTAGCCGACGCGCAACGTAAAGAGCGTATGGGTGACATTCGCGGTGCTCAAGCTGCAGCCGAAACTGCGCGTAAAGAAAAGAACGATGCCAATAGGTTCAGGTTAAATAAAGCTCAAGCTCTGGCTAGGCTAGACGCTGATGTATATAAGGCTGTTAATCGCCCCAATAAAGGCGCTGGCGGTCTTAAATATCAAGAGCAGATTCTTCAGAACAATGTAGATTACTTTAAATCAACGTTAAAACCAAAACCAAACGAAGCCCCTGAAGCGTTTGATGCGCGAGTGCGTAAAATGGCTAGCGATGAAACAGCACGCGCACTTAAAACCTCATTCTCTACTGGCGAAATTGGAGCCGTTAACGCTGAAACTAAACTTGCACCTACACTACGTGCTATTGATGCCGACGTTATAAATAAATTACAAGAATTTAAAGACGGCGACCGTGCGTATAAATCAGCCAGACGCGCTAAAAATACAACCGAAATGGATCGTCTATTGGCAGCGGAAGAAGCTAGACTACGTACGTTGTATCAAACGCCAGCAGCAGCTTCCGCAAAATCAAGCGCAGCACCTGCCGCCGCTGCACCTAAGCCAACTACTACAGGTAAAGCAGTATCTATGGCAGACGTTAGAGCCACAGTTACATCAAGTGGAAGAACAGAGCAAGAAGTCATAGACGCATTAAAGGCCAAAGGCTACACTATCAAATAAAGAGGTGATCTATGGCCGGTCGTGATTTAAGCGCTGAGTTATTCCCCGCACCGGCTCCTTCTCAACAGGGTCGGGATTTAAGCGCGGATTTGTTTGCTGAATCATCAGCTACTGATGAAGTCGCAAATGTAGGCAAGCGTGGCTTGCTTCAGGCGGAAAGAACAAGAAGAGATCTAGCTTTTCAGTCTGGGGCGATTACCGCTAAAGAATATGCTGAGAACATCAGTGATTTAACCCGCCGACAGAAGCAAATTAAACCCTCCGGCAACGTAGCTGCGGGGTTGGAGCGCTTACAAGAAGTTAACGAAACTGGAAATTTTAGTGATGTAGCCAAAGAGGTTATCAAGCCAAAAAACTGGAAAGCTCTAGCTTCCCTGATTGGCGAGTCTGCCGTTGCTACCTTACAAACTGTGCCTGTTATCGTAGGCGCAGGTATTGCCGCCGGGCCCCCCGGTCTTGCAGTTGCTTCTGGCGCAACTTCATTTGCCACTGAGTTTGGCTCGGCAATTGGTGAACTGTTAGAGAAAAGAAAAGTAGACACCTCAAACGTAGCGGCTGTCCAGAAGCTTTTAGAAGACCCTAAATTTATTTCCGAAGCCCGTGAGTACGGCGTAAAGCGGGGCATTCCCGTTGCTGCGTTTGATGCGTTGTCGGCTGGTTTTGCTGGTCGGTTTATTCGCGCACTTAAAACAGCGGGAACTGGTGTAACTCGCAAAGCGGCAATCACGGCTGGCGCAAAAGAGGCTGGTGTTCAGGTTGGCTCCGGTATGGCTGGCGAGGCTGGCGGTCAAGCACTGACAGGCGAGAACAAACCCTTAGACATAATTGTCGAAGGTTTAGCAGACCTCCCCGGTGGCCTTGCTGAAGTAGCTACAGGTGCGCGTAACCGTGGCGCTAAAGGCAAAGACCTAAGCTCTGAACTATTCGGCAAAGAAGCTAAGACCGCCACTAAAGTTACTAAGGGCAAAGATTTAAGCTCTGAGTTGTTTGGCGAGAAAGAAGCAGCGCCTCCCCCTCCACCTGCTACGCAAACAACAGCAACTACGCCTGAACAAGTACGCGCCGAGCGGATTGCCACACTTACAGAACTTAATATACAGCAGGGTATACCCGCAGAAAATGCCGAGGGTATTGCCACACGCAAAGTTGATGCAGAGTTAAAGGCCGAAGCTAAGACTGCGTCTATTAAAATACCTGAAGGCCGTGTTGAACAAATTACACAAGATTTAATTGCCGCTGGTGTTGATCCACAACAAGCAGTAATAGACGCACAAAGATTGGTTCAAGAGGAGGTACAAGCAGATGAGCTTGCGCAGAACGAAACAGGAGGAACAGCAAATGTTGCTGAACTTATCAGTACTCCAAGTGGAGAAAGCGTTAGCGTGGCTGGGCAGCCCAGTACAGAACTCCCCACCGGAGGAGTTGCTGAGCCTGTCACAAGTGGAGTGGTACCTGCTGGACAGGATGCTACAGGAGCTATTGTTGGAGAAGGAACACAGCAAACTCCATTAACACCTGTTGAAACACCCGCTGAAACACCCGTTGAGCAGGCAGCAGAAGTAGTTGCACCAGCCGCAGTAGAAGAAACACCAAAGGACAGGCTTGTTACCACACAGGATGGTAAACCTTGGACGTATTTTTACCCCGGCGCGGAAGTAGTTCAATCAGCTTTTGCCGGAGCGCCTGCAAAAGTAGTTGATGTAGAAGAAAAACGTGGGCAACCAACGTTTTATAAACTTGAAGTCGATGTAAGTAACCACCCTGATGGTGTTGATGACAACGGGGATAGAGTAAATACTAAAACCGTAACGATAACGGACGAAGAACTTAACAGACTCAACCCACCCACTGAAACTAAAGGAGCCGATCTTGGCACTGAAACCATTGAAGCCGTCGAAACAACGCAAAAAGAACAAGCGCCACCAGCAGCCGGAACAGTAACTAAGGGTAAACGAGGCCCCAAGTTTGTTCAGCAAAGGCACGTAGTTGAAAGCAATTCTAGCGGTGGGTTTGATCTTGTTACAGACGGCGAAGTAGCCACAACGTACGCAAACAAGAAGCAAGCAACTGCGGCTGTCAATCTGGCTAAAGCGCAAGATAAAAACGATCCTGTAAAAGTTGCTAAGTTCCAAGCTGAACTTGACAAGGCACTTGCTTCAAAAGGTAAAGGCCGACCAGCCGCTGAAAAGGCAGAAGATGGCACTGTTGAACTAAGTAAAGATGAGCGCGAAGAGATGGATGCGTTGGAGTCGGCGCTTGAAAGGTACAACTCAACTGCGGATGATGGCGCGGCTAGGAATTCAGCGTTGTATATTAGCGACGCCGCAAATGACCAAAACGTACCAAAAGCGGTACGTGAGCGTGCCAAGCAGATGCTTGAGGATGAAGTCGACCCCAAAGATATTCCAAAAATACTTCGTTCATCTGAGGCCAAGGTAGGTAAGCCCGATGCGGGGTTTAGCACTCTGACCACCGGCTCACAAGCAATTGCGCAAATCATTAAGACTGGCAACTTGTTCCAGCGTTTTGTTGCGCAGCGCATCCGTAACTTTATGGTTGGCGTTAAGTTTGTGGTTGTTGAGAAGGGTGATGCAACCCCGGCCAATATCCTTGAAGAGCTAAAAGAAGCGCGTGGACTTTTTGTTTATACGCCGGGCCAGAAAGAACGTACTGTATACGTGCGTGGTAGTAGCTTCGGAGACCAACAAGGCATAAATAACGTAACAGTGCTACACGAATTGCTACACGCAGCAACGGCTAGTCGTATTGAAGCAGGTCTACTAAAAGGTTTTAGAAACGCTAGCCTTCAAAAGTTTATGCGCGAGATGGACGGCATAATGAAGCGTGCTGAGCAAGAATACAAAGACTTGGCGTACCTTGACATGCTTGACGAAGATGTTAATGACATGGTCGGCAAAACTTATCTTCCTAATGAAGATAGGTACGAAATATTTAAGAACCCCCATGAGTTCTTGGCTTACGGCATGTCTAGCCCCGCGTTTCAAAAGTTCTTGATGCGTGTAAAAGGCATGCGCAAAGAGCCAACTCTCTTCTCTACGTTTGTTAGCAGCATCCGTGACTTGTTTGGTATTAAGCAGGGTGATGCTACTGCGTTCTCTGATCTGGTCGACATCACTGACAAGATGCTTGGCACAAGGCTGACAGCGGTTGAAATGGGTAGGACTTCGCTCCAGCAAAAGGGCAAGTTCACCCCTCCCGAGTTTGACGAAGAAGCCGACTCTAAAGTAAAGCGCTCTGCCTTACAGCTTGCTAAAGACGTAAAGATTGCAAAAGAAAAAGTGCGCTTGTCTAATGAAGGTGACGCGGCTAAGAATGTTGAACTAATGCAGTTGGCACGCGACCCTAAAGCGGTGCGTCAAATTTTGGCTAACGTAACTGGCGATCTAGGATATACAAGGCTAGAAGCTACTGTGCGCTTACCCACGTTTGACTTCTTGGCTAAGTGGGCCGCTGATGTGGGTATACCTGCGCTAAACAAAGCTAACACTCAACTGCAGCGTATGTTGGGTATGTCTCAGCAGTTCTTGGTTGGCGCTGAGCGGGTAATTGATTCATTGAATCGTGGGTTTAAAGAAGATCCTAAACTTAGCCGCAAGCAGTTTGCAGATTTTGTGTACGGCACTACGCTAGCAGAGGTAGACCCATCTGATACCAACACCCGTATACGTAGCAAACAACTTGATGCCGACTACAAAGCACTCGGCTCTGTCGGCCAGCGCATGTACAAGCAGTTGCGGGACTACTACGAGTCAATCATTGAGTTGTACTCCGACATATTAGACGAGCAGATAAACAACATGCAGGGCATGTCCCCTGAAGAGAAGAAAAACTTAATGGCTGTCTTGCGTAAGACGTTTGAAGCCGAGTCACGAATCAAGCCTTTCTTCCCGTTGGTGCGCCGTGGTGATTTCTTCTTAGCTATTGGTTCCGGTAACAGCCGTCAGTTTTATCTGTTTGAGACCCGCGCAGAGCGTAACGAAGCGGCTAAACAAATGGCGGCAGAGCGAGGTAAATCCCTAGCTGAGCTAATAGCCGATAAAGAGTTTGTACAAGGTAACGACCTAAAAGAGCTACGTGCCGCATCACAAGACGCTAGCGCAATGCTAAAAGAAGTTTTTGCGGCAATCGATGCCAAAGATATGGGCTCGCCCGAATCTAAAGAAGGTTTGAAAGATGCGGTATACCAAATCTACCTGACCACAATGCCTGAGCAGTCTTTCCGCAGGCAGTTTACCCATCGTAAAGGTCGGGCTGGTTTTAGCACAGACCTACAGCGCAATATTGCAACTACTGCTTCTAAGCAATCTATTCAGTTGGCACGTTTAAAGTATGCACCGCAACTTCGCCTCGCGTTATCAGAGGCGCGTGGCTCAATTGGTGAACGTGAAGAGTTATCTCCGTTTGTGCAAGAAGCTGAGAAACGTATCAACATGGCGCTATCCGGCGCTCATGGCTCATTAAGTGAATCCGTTGCTGGTGTAGCAAACAAAGCGTCTTACTTCTGGTACTTGTCTTCTGCTGCGTCGGCGTTGATTCAGCCTTCTAGCGTATTCATTTCTGGCCTGCCCGTACTTGCTGGTAACTACAACAACGCCACAGGTGCGGCTACTGAGCTTGCAAAGATGACTACGTTGGTTAATCAATACAGCATTTACCGCCCCAACCCAGACGGCACAACCTCTATCTCCGCGCCAAGTATTGCAAACAACAAGTCCCTCCCTGCCGACGAACGCAAGGCAATCGGTGAGATGACTTCGCGTGGTGTATCTGAGTCAACCTATGCCTCTTTGGTGTGGGGCTACAAGAGCATGTCCACCGAGCAGTTTGAAGGCGTCGTGGGTAAAGGTAAGCGTCTTGCAAACTTGATGGTCGGCGCTCTGATGCACAACACTGAGCGTTTAAGCCGCGAGGCCGTCTACCTAGCTGCGTATAGATTAGGTAAAAAGCAGGGGCTTGATTACGACACTGCTGTCCAGAAAGCAGTTGACTCTACTAACGAAGCACTTGGTAACTACGACGTTACAAACCGTCCACGGTTTATGCAACAAGGTATTGGTAAGATTGCGTTCCAGTTTAAGACGTACCCACTGCAGATGTCTTTGCTGTTGTTAACCAACTTTAAGAATATGCTCCCTTACCTCAACAAAGAGGGCAAGAAAGAAGCAGCCACTAAATTCTTTGGCATGATGGGTACTTCTTTCCTCCTTGCGGGTGCGGCAAACATGGCCTTGATTAATCCCATACTGGGACTTGCTGGATGGGCTTGGAGTCAGCTAAGTGAGGACGAAGATTGGCCTGAAGAACTTAAAGGTATTAGTTTTCCAACTTGGTTCTTTGAAGTATTACTACCTGAAAAGCTAGGTGACATTACGCTTGGAGGCGTACCTGTAAGCGATCTTATTAAAGAAGGCCCACTAAATGCGCTTACCGGACTAGCAATTGGCTCCCGTATTGGATTGGCTGACCTGTGGGGCCGGGATAGTAAAGAGACTAAAACTTCTAGAGAAAGCGCAATTGCTTTTATGTTAGATCACTTCGGTGGCCCAACCGCAAGCCTGTTACTTGGTTTTGCCGACGCTTATGATGCCTACGCAATGGGTGACTACCAAAAAATGTTAGATCGTATGCTACCCGCCGTAGCCCGTAACCTTGTAGTTGCTAATAGGTATGCAGATGAGGGCATGAAAACGGGTCGTGGTGTTGAGCTAGTCGGTAAAGATGATGTAAGAACAGGTGAGTTGATCGGTCAAGCTATTGGGTTCCGTCCTGACATACTTGCGTCAACTCAAGGCCCAGCGTTTAAGTTATCTGGTATTGAGCAAAAAATTAATAACCAGCGCAACTTGTTGTTAAACAAGCTTGATTTCCAACGTCGCAAAGATACTGACGAAGGGGATGAAAAGTTTGACGATATTATTGATACTGAGGTTGCTAAGTTCAACGACAAATACCCGTCTTACAGACTCAACAGAGACACAATTAACGAGTCGTTAAAAAAGAGAGCAGAGCAACGTGCAACTTCTCGCGCAGGCGTAAACGTTACAAAACAAAATAAGCCAATCATTGAAGAGGCTACAGATACTCTGGAGAACCGTTTAGATCGCCGAGCCGAAGAGATGGCGGCTAAACGTAGGGCCGAAAAAAATCCCCAGTGATTAGCCGGGGATAAAAGGGAGTAGCAACCAAGGAATCAATGTCAGCAACTGCAGTAGCTAACGAATTTAGTGTAGCTCAAACTCGCCACACCCGCAAACCTTTTATGCCTTCTTCTATAACTACTTTCGTAACCACAGGTATCTTTAACCGCCTACAGATTGTTGCGATTGTTTCCCGGGCGGCTTTCTCGTCAATGCAGGGTACAAAGAAAGAATAACCGCGCCGGAATTTAGACCAATCAATCTGATACGACACCGTCTCGATTTTCATCTGTAGCTACAAAGGCATCCATCTGTAAAAACTCGGCGGCTGATGCGTCAAACTTCAGCACCCGAACTGCGGGGGATACAACCTTCATGCCCTTGGACATCCGCTTGTTCACACCCTCTAAGTAAATCTTAGCGTTACCTAACTCTTTCAAGGTAGTCTTGTAGTTAATCTGCTGTTTGACGCAGAAGTCTTTAAATTGTTTGGCCGCGATAAAAAGTTCTTTGGTATCTGGCTCGTAGCGTATGAGCAGCTCTCCACGGGGCTCAAGCATAGGCATGGACTGCAGGTTACTACGAGCATCAACCTCACCGTTTACAACTAAAGCATTAATAATGTGGGCGTTAACAAACTCACCAAGGATTGTTACGGGTGTTGAGTTTGGTGCTTGTATCTCAAACCGCATCTCACCTAACATGCCTTTGAGCCAGTCGTACACAGCTTTCATGTCGTAGTTGTGCAGTTCCAATTGAGACGCAATCAAACCACCAGCTATGTTACACGCTGACACACCTGACCAGAAACGCTCCTTCTGATTAAACTGTACTTCCTTATCAAGCCGAGCCTGAATCTTACGCACCAAGGCTATTGCTTCTTCCAAGTTATTGACAACCCATTGGATATAGATTTCACCGGCATGCCCAAAGTTCTCGCGTAGTTGGTGGTCAAACATCTGCTTACCCTCTTGCACATCAATGATGCCGTTGGGTTCAATCTTGTACTCAAGCAGACGCATGGACTCGCCATCGGGCGTATTCTTTGCCACACCTAGCTTTTCATAAAAGCTGGCGTTTGCCGAGCACAAAGTCATACCCTGCCAACTAGTGTTGTTAACACGCAACGTGTTGGTCTGCCCGTTCATTTTGTTTTTGCCTCGGCCTTGGCTGATGCTGTACGCCAAGTCAGAGAACTCCATGCCACTCAGGTTGGTAATCTCGTCAATGGTATTGGGCAGATTGTTCATCACGCCGAGCTGGTGCATCTTTGCATTGAACGTATCCTTGTACATAGAGGTCAACCCTTTGGGTTCACCATACACACTGTTGCACATAAACAACGCTGTCGACTTACCTGAACCAGACTCAGGGTGAATCACATTAATGATCGCACCTTCAAGACCTGTAAATTTCAACAGTGGTGAGCCAAATGCCGTGAGCGCGGCAAACGCATGGGGTTCAAGCCCCGGCCTAGCGTACATGTTGAACGCTTCTTTCCACTTCTCCATAGAGCCTTTGGTGATTAGCTTTCCGGCAATATCTTTCGTAACGCTTGACGGCGGGCTATAAAACACCCCGTCTTTTGTAATCTCTCTATCGCCAAGGATGAACTTACTGTTCCCCTCGACCCAACCAAACTGAGTTCTCATGGTCTCTGCCTTTTTAATGTATTGCAAATTTTTTATAAAGAAAACAACATACCTTGCAAGCAATTCGTACTGTGACTTGTGGGCTACAACGCCGTTGTGTGCCAACTGTTTGCGCAACTCATCGGGTGACGAGATACCCATCGTAGGGATGCTGAACTCTCGGACACCATCGTGCGGTAAGTGCAAACGAAACAAAGCTATCTCGCCAAGCTCGGGGTCGCGCATGCGCTTGACTACGTATAGGTCATGCTCATAAACAAGTTTTGGCTCGGCTTCGTCGTCTTCGCTTTCGGGGCGGATGTAAACACCACCCTTCTTGCCACGGAAGAACGGAAATGGGTACTCTGGTATATGCTGTATCTCAACCTCACCGTCTTTATCTTCGACGGCGTATTCGTTATCTTCTGCTTCGGCTTGTTCAATTTCAACACCGAGCATGATGGGCGATTTAATTTTGCCTCTATGGATGCAACCCTCACAACCTTGCGGATTAAGTTTTGCAAATGTCGCGCAGTGGTGGGGGCCACCTTTGCTACGTAGGTTGTTAACTTTATTGTCAACTTCTACGGCATCGTAGCCCTCATGCTTGTTTGACAGTTTATGTGCGGCCTTGTCTCCATCTACGCAGAAAGCTGCAATAGAAAGAGCGGAGCGCCACAGTGGTTCTTCAATATCATTTTGGTTTTCAAAGCAGTAGTTAAGTTGAGCGCACCCACCTTCACCCTTCATCATGATCGTCTTAAACCGCTTGACCTTGTTACCCATAAGCGCTTCCATCATCGGGCTCATTGAGCGCGGGATAAAGTCAGGTACATCGTCTTTTGGTTCAGGCGCACCAAGCAAGTCTTTAACTTCTTGGTATGTCATGCGAGGCGTCAGTTCATTTAGTACTGTTACCTCTTTGCGTTCTTCCTGCTTGAAATTGAATGTGCCGGGGATGCGCAGGATACGTGAAGCCTCAAAGACTGAGGAGTCCACAATTAATCCCTGCTCAACGCACAATTCACGAAGCCTGTTGGCTAGTGGCTCCCACTCTCGGCGAGACACTGTTTCTTCTAATAGCCAGTACGCATGTATGCCGTAACCGGAACTTACTAGTATTGGCCTTGGTAAGCCGACCGCAATGCAGAACTTCTTGAACTCATCGAGTCCGGTTTGCTGATCGAGATAGCCCTTGATAATGCCTTTTTTATCGGGTACACCTTTGGTTGGGCCACAGTCAATGTCCATCCACAGAGCACGGAAGTATTTTGCATTTTCATGAGTGCGGTTGTTCAACGAGCCGTACTTGGCGCATCCAAAGAATACGTCAATCTTGCGTGAAACAAACTGCTGCGCTAGCTCTTCAACCTCTTCCTTAGTATCTACAAAATTTTGGTCAGGATACTTACCAATCCCCATCACACAGTAGCGCCCTTCCGGTGGCAGTACTGTATCAAGTAGATCAAAGTGGGACATTTTTTTCTTTTGTGTTTCTTTGGGCTTTTTTGTAGGCTCTCATCCATCCAATAATCCGAACGCCGTTTTCTTTTGCGGGGTGGGTATCTTTAATCAGCCAGTTGTAAATCGTCATTCGACTTACCCCTAGGGCTTCTGATACTTCGGCGACCGGAATATTGTTACGGAGTATGAACTTTCCTAAAGCCACACCCAACGACTTAGAATCATCGTTTTTAATGGAGTCAACTAAGCGTTGGCTGTAACCATAGGACATATTTACTCCTCGTCGCTCCAAGCCTTCACCACAGAGTCAAGGTCTTTCTTGGTTGTGGGTTTAGGGTCGGCTTTCTTTTCACGCTTAGTGGGTTCCTCAATAGGAGACTCAGCTTTAGGCGCGGCGGCTTTTGGTGCTTCTAACTTGGCTTGCTTACCCGCCATGTCTGCTTGGTATGGTGTCATAACGACCATCTTCAGCACGTCAGGCTTCTTAGCTACTTCGCTAGTCACAGCATACTCAGGTTGTTTGATGAAGCGTGTTGGTGTGAACAACACTGACTGGTTATCGTTCTCTTCATTAAAGCTGATCTGCGTAATAACGTAGTCCAAGCTCTTGCCGTTGTTGGCTAAGTACTTAGAGTAGTTCTCAAATGTGTGCGAGTTGTCGCCTTGTCCGTCACCAAACAACGACTTGGATGCCAAGTTCATTTGATACACTTCGCCTTCGAGTGAAGTACCGAAGTCTTCTTCCAACACGAGCGCAATGCGACGTGAGTAACGGCAAGCCTTTGAGTTGCCCATACCTGAACCTTTGGTGTTTTGGGTGCAGTTATCGCAACGCTCAGCTTGTTTATTTGATGAACCTTCATCGGGCGTACGACCATCATTAGAGAAACAGTCGGGCGCAGTCGGCTCAGCATCAGGGCTCCATGCTTTTGCATAGAAGATACGACCCACAGCAGGGGACGCATTAACGATGATGGCATTCAGGTTGCCCTTGACTTTGCCCATCTCTTCACCGCCGACCGTCTTACGGAAGATTCCGTTTTTAGGCACGATGCGCTTAACGCCAGACTTACCGGCGAGTTGTTTTGTAAGCTCACTAACCCCTGCAGTTTGCAGAAAGTCGGGGAGGTCTTGGTTGAGAATAGTGAGATCACTCATTTCATTTTTCCTTAGAACGTCTAACAACCACGGTATAAGCATTCTCCACATTGAGGCCAAGTGGAAGAACTGTGGGATTCTCAGATAAAAACTCCTTCATGTTTGTTTGATGAAGTCTCTTCTCTAACAGGCCAAATGCACCATGCTCCTCTATGAAGTCGT